CTCATTGAGCTTTCCCGAAACTTCAATAATTTTGTTAAGTGCCTGTTGGGATTTCGCTTGAAAAAGAATGAGATTTACATAGTCCTCTCCCTTCTTTTGCAGAATATCATACCATTCCCCGAGGGTTTTATAGTGGCCAAAAGTTTCACCATACGTTCGGTTCAGCTCCTCTATTTTGCTTTTCTCCTGTTCCTTGGTTCCATTGAACTTTTCAATATCCTGAATTGCCGCCCGGAGCTCAAGCCGCGCCTTGATAGATTCTTCTCGGGCTTCATTTTCGGCCTGGGCGCGTTCTTTTATCTGCTGGGCCGCCCTCGCCTGCTTGGCGTTGTACATTTCTATCAGTGCCATAGCTCCGGTTATGGCGGCACTGAGGCCCAAAGTAAGAACATTCATCAAGGTTTGGGCCGAGACAGTAGTTATCCCAAAAGCAGCTGCCAACCTTCCTACTGCTCCAGTTAAAAGGGTTTTAGCTTTGGTTAGGAGGGATGTTCCGGCGATGGATTTGATATCAACAGCAGCCCCCAGCTCTTTGAGGTCGTTTGCCATACCAAAGGCCGAATTGAGCCTTTCAGTAACAGAACGTAGTGCATCATTATCGCCACTTAGCTTTTCAACTGCTCCAGATAGCCCGCTGAATTGCTTACCCATTCCCTCAATCATCCCGGAGGTATCCCCGAGATTGCTGTAGCCACCTGCCAGAGCTTTAACGGATTTCTCGTTTTCTTCAAGGGATTTTCCTATTCTTTTTGATGCCGCATCGAGTCTGCCGTATTCCTCTGTTCCTGTTTTTCCGGCATCAGTCATTGCCTTCAAGTTCTCCTTGGCGGCTTTATGTTGATCTGACAAGCTTTTGTAACTATTAGATAGCTTCTCTATTTTCGCGTCTTCAGCCTCAATAATCTTCAGTCTCTCGCGTAAATCACGTAAAGAGCCCTGCTGAAATGAGACCAAGTCTTCCTTCCCCGGGCTCCCGTCTTTGATCTCGGCAAGAACCTTCCCTAGTTCTTCCAAACTCTTGATGACCTCTCTTATAGGCTTTCGTTGAGATTCAAAGTAATCTCGAACTTGGTCGGTATATTTATCGATGGCGATAGAACCGCTTTCGAACTGCCCAGACAGCGCTTTTAGATCTCGTTCCGTCTTCTTAAAGTTTCTTTCAATGTCGGAGCCGTCAAACACCCCAGTAAAAACTAAACTCCCTCCCTGTACGTCACTCATCTCGGTATATTATTTATCGCCCTAAACATCTCATCGGCGCTTTGTTCTGTGAATTGTACTTTCTCGACTTTCTCATCACCATACACAACCCTGGCCTGATCCAGCATAATTTTCTGAAGCGTGACCCAGCTCACCGAATGGTGTAAATCTCTCCATGACCAACCGAGGTGTGAACACATGGAACCTCGCCAGCCATACGGGCTTTTTAGGCCGATAACTCTATGGGATTCTTCTTCGCTTTTGCTGTCCGTGTTCCCTTCATCAATCTCATAGAGTCGATAAAATCCGCCAGATTCAGCGAAATAATGACAGCCTTTGCTATCAGGTGCAATTCCTGCGGTGTCAGCCATGTCTTGAAAAACTTCGTAAAATTGCGCAGGGCTTCTTTGTCTTCATACTCACGGATCCGGCCCGAAATGGTCTGTTCCCGCACGTAATAATCCTCTCCCAGTGTGGCAATGGCCACATATTCGGCCAGCTTGTCCGCGTTGCTGGCAATGTGGCCCTTTACCAGGTCAAAGGTGTTATCGCCTTCCGCAATCTTCTGGTCATCCACCTCCAGGTCAATGCTTATAAGGCTGAGACGGTCCATTACCGCGAGAGTGGGTGGTTTTATCTCGAATGCTTCAACTTTTTCGACAGTCTCCTTTCTGCCGAAATACCTACCAAGACCCTTTACAGGCATCTTAACATGGGATTTTACCTGGAAGGGGATACCTTTCCCGGTAAGTGATTCCAGTTCTTTCTTTTCAATTTCCAATTCTTCCATATCAATTTTGTAGTAAAAAAGCCCCCGAACAGACGTTCAAGGGCTTTCGGGATTCAACAAAAACAACTTAATAAAATGAAGTCCTATTTTTAAGCCAGCTTCGAGAAAGAAATCTTCGGCTCGTTTGCTTTGGTTGGCGTCATTACCGTGGCCGTCACCTGCAGGAGCATGATCCCGGTTTTACCAACAGCGCCTTGATATTTGGCTGAAATCTTTGCCCGAACAATGTTGATTACGTGACCCTGCTCAGGCGTCACCTTGATAGACTTCTCAATGTTAGGTAGTTTCGATGGTGCGTTCCACTTCTCCGTTGCTCCGGTACCAGTGATCGTACCACCCAGTAAAGATTGCAGAACGGTATAGTCCGCATCCATAATTGAGAAGTTCAGGGTAGTTTTACCTGCCCGTTCGATGATCACCTGTGGATCTTCTTCTTCCTCGGCGTAATGCTCTGTACTCTGAGGGTCTTCCACGGTAATATTCGCAGAATCCTGGTAGGTGTTACCAAGCGCGGCCAGAGAAGATCCCATCCCGCCGTCTCCGGCGATAGCTCCAATTTCAATTTTGCTGAGTCCCAGCGTCCAAACCTTTGCCATTGTTGTGTGTGTTTATCGTTTACGATTTTGTATATATTATCCAATCTATCCGGAGGTTAACAAAATGCTGGTCAATCTCCGGCTCGTTGATCACTCCCATATTTGCGATGTACAAAGAGATACCTTCCTTTCGCTCCGTTTCTATTGCCGAAATTGCTAGGTCTGAAAGTGCTTTCAAGCGCGCCTCGTTCGGCTTTCTTTGTTCTACCCCTTCGATGCTTACCCTAAGGTCCGGAACGAAAATGTTCACATTGCTACGGCCGCGCTGTGGGCTGTATTCCCGGGTAACTGTTATAGTGTTTACTACCGCATCTTCCTTTTCCGAATTATCCGGTCTTTCACTGGAGTAGACTCCCCCCGAAAGTGCGCTCTTGAATGCCGAATTGGTATTCAAACACTTAAACAGTATCGCGTTCAAATCAAAGGATGTTTTCATATCCAAATCCTGCTGTGTAGTCTTCCTGTGTCGCATTTCAAACAAGCCCCTCCCGCTACAACCTCACCCGATTTCTTGCCGGATAGTATCCAGGAATCGGTCAATGTCGCCACATTTGCAACCTGGTTTCTCAGCACCATAACCTCGGTGCCCTCCGGAATTCGCTCAGAGCCTTTCGGCATCTGAATGAGCGACGAGAATGTTATCGCCTGTCCACCGGTCCCATTAATCACGTGGCCCTTTCCGTTGGTTTCTTCCCGACAGATGCCTTTCAAAACCCAACCGTTCGTTGCATTATCATAGTATCCAGTATCCGGATTCTGCACGCCTTCGGTGTGAATAAGCGCGTACAAGTATTGAGGATATTGATATGACTTTACCATAAATCCGTCATACTTGTTACAGTGGGCTGAACTTTCTCCGAAACAGGCTCTATTCCAATTTCCCTACAAAGGGCGTTATACCATAGTTTTATGGCACTCCAGTTCCACTTATTCGAATACCCTCCTTCTGTTATATCGGCAAATGGAACAAGGCTTCCAAACTCCATTGCCAGGGCTTTTTTTGCAAGTGCCACGTCCACATCCACATCGGGGCCGGGAATTATACCGGCTTGATTGAGGATGAGAAGATCTACATCATCCTCGGTGATATCGAACTTGCGAAGGGTTTTCGATATGTATTGTTTGTAAGTCATTTGGAGAGAATTGGAGGGGAAATCCCCTCCGTTCTGTGTCAGCGTTATCTATCCTGATAATCCAAATTACTTAGTCCAGGTACTGTTGGCCACATCCATCAATACAGCCCGGGTAGATCCGTTCCATGCCGGGAAGGCGTTGGCCAGTCCGATGGTTACTTCCTCAATCGGCTCCTCTTCGGCATACTTCTTAATGACGGTATGGCCGTTCAGGGCTTTAATTGCTTTTGAGCCTTGAAGTCCAAGATCGGCCGGCTTCTTCCAGAATGTGTTTCCCAGCACCTTGGATTCGGTGAAGGTCACCACATCATCCGCAAAAGGATTTCCGGTTATCCGGGTACCGTCAGTCTTCTCGATAGTGATGTCCTGATCGATTACCACAATCTGCAGCCCTTTGAGATAGGCCAGTCCCAGCAGAGAGGTATTTACTGTCTGCAAGGAGGGTGTCTGAGCGATGCCCAGCGCGTTATTGGCGAAAGATGCGCAGATCTTGATCACCTCTTCTGTTTCGGCGAACTTCGCAAAGGTGTTCAGGTTCATGAATGCGAACTTCGGCGAGATTCCTTTGCCATTGGCAAGCGACACAACAGCTTTGAAGTCTTTAGAAATCGGCTTCGCAGATGCGGGCGTACCCCATGATGCCGAACCGGAAGCAAAGCCAACTTTACGATCTGCATCAACCTGGTAGTTTACGTCGAACTCCGTTACAACCGAGTTGTTGTTATCGTTTGTCAGAGTCACCTTACCTAACGAAATGGATTGCAGCGCGATCCATTCCAGGCGGCTGGCAACTCCGTCCCAACAGTATTTGGTATCTTCTGCCCAGAACTCCACAAGTGCACGCAGATCCGCATTGCTGGAGGTCATCGCGCGCATGATATCATACTCGTTCAGATCGTTTTCGTCCTTCGTACGCTTAACGGCGATCTTAGGAATGTCGCCCTGAATGCGCGCAATAGCGTCACGGGTCTTTTTGGGGATGGAAGCACCTCTGGCCACAAGATCAGCGGCGATCTTCAGGCCAGATTGCGCCTCAAGCATTTTCCAATCTAGCGTAAAGCGCTCTTTGATGGGGAAAAGTGTGGGATAGTAGTACGGTTTCAGGTCATAGGTATGAACCTCTGCCTGCATATCTCTCTCGGTCAGTCCGACCATTAACGTCTCTCTCATCGTTGTGTGTGATGTTTAAAGTTTGTGCCTATTAAATTAAAGAAATGCTCTTCAGCTTTCCTTTCACTACAGAACCAAGTGCCGGAATAAGAGCTTCTCTCACCTGGGCAATTGTCCAGAGATTAACCAGAAGGTTGCCGCCTTGAGGCACATCATAGCTTTCGCCCACAAGGCCTACAGGTTGATATTTCAGCACAGATACGTTGGTGGCGGCTTCAGCTGCGGCCTGATAAACAACGGCGCCCGAAGCGGTTGTCAAGGCAACCCCCAGGGTTGTGCCAACTGTTAGGTCATCCGAGGTTGGGTCGCCCGAATTGGTTGCAATTCCGGTGATTGCGTAGGCCTTTTGACTTTCGCCGTTGGTGATGAAATCGCCCACTTTGAAGTCGTGCCCTTTTTTAACTGTATAAGCAGTTGCTGAGCCTGATGCATTGGCCGTAAGCTTAGCCACCTTAACGATGTGATACAGGCCGGTAACAGCGTCTTTCCCAAGGGCAGCTCCTTCATGCAGGACCTTGCCTGCAAAGTCGGCCGTCGCGACAGTTACCCCGCCGGGGATGTCTGCTATTTTGTGCGTGAAGGCGCGGACGATTCTCTCGTCCTTTTGCTTTTTAATTTGTAACATTGTTGTGTGTGATGTTTAAAGTTTTAAACCTCTTTGCCAACGAAGGCCCCGGAGGGCTCAGCCTTGGTCTTAATGTAATCTGCTACTGCAGAAGAAACCCCTTCGCTGTTGGCACTCCCGAATGTGGGTTTTTGATGCCCTCCGAGCCCCTGATCTGCCAGCTCCTGCGTAAGTGCAGCTACATTCTGTTTCGTTGTGTCCAAATACCCCTGAAAAGCGGCATCGTCCGTGAAAGACATATTCCCAAATGCCGATAGGATTGAATCCTGGTAGCTCTTCGGGGTGTCCTTAATGGCTTCGGCAAGTTGCTCCTTTCTTGTAGTAGAGATGCCAACTGTTTCAAACCCTGTGATCTTCGCCTGCAAAGGCTCTACGGCCGCTTTTACTGCGTCAGCTATTGCCTTTTGCATCGCGGCGGCATCGAACGCACCTGGTGCAGGCGCCGGATCCGGAGCAGGGTTTTCGGGCTTTTTTTCGACAAAGTCGTATTTCTTTTTCAGCCCTTGTTCATAGGTGGAATTAGAGCGGGAAATCTCCGCATCAGCATCTTTACGCCAATCAGTCACAAAACTGTTTACCTGCTCGGCGGTAAGCTTACCTACGAGCTCTTTTGCCTCATCTTCGGTATTAGCCTGCATGGCCAGAGATCCGGCCAGGACGCTAAGCCCGTCTTTTCGCACGCCTGCAAAAGCAGCCAGCAGTAGTGCGAGAATTTTGTCTTTCATGCGATTTGGTATTGGTTTCACAAACGTTCTTGCGAAAGTATATGTATTACCATAATGCGCGAAAAAAGACCCCCTGAAGTTATGGAAAAGTTATGGAGTCACTCAGGAGGCGGCCAATACCTCTTCATTGTCCAATAACCAATACGGCTTATTTGCCCCCTCCTTCTCGAACCGGTGTTTATTGTCGCCGTACCACTTCGAGAAGTTCTCCGGCATCTTGTCTATCTGCTTTGGCGTATATGCCTTCCCGGCATCTTTGGCGACGACGAACTTGCGGAGCTCTTCGTTCGAGATCGTGATCGGGGTCATGATGCAGCGGCATTGCGGGTGCCATCCGGTCCACAGGAACCATTTGGGGTAATCCCCGGCCAGTTGCTCACAAACGGGGCACGGAAAGCCATTGTCCCGGTTATTCGAAAGGGAAATGCGAAACCCAATAATGAGGGGGTCATCCTGGAAGTTCTTCCACATAGCGTAGCGCATCGCTGCGTTCATCTCCGTCCTGACAAGTCGCATGGCGTTCTTGTAGGAGGAACGGTAAACACCTTGGCCAGGGTGATACTTCTTGGCCGCTTCGCTCCATTCGAGTTTTCCGGTTTCCTTGTTTTTCACCCGACGGAATAGGTTGTCAGGCTCTTTTAGGTACTTATTCACCTCCCTGGATATCTGATCGGCGGATTTGCCTTCCTTGATTCCGTTTTGAACGATGATATCAATTTCGTTCTTTGTGTTACCTTCCAGATTCCAAACCTTATCCGAAAGGTTCACCCGTTTGGTGTAAGTTCTATTAGCAGACGCGGCCCGGCTTTGCTCCGTTGCGGCCAGTTTGATACGGTCGTATTTATCTTGGCCCAACTGATCAGCGACTTTCATGCCGGTGTTGATCATCCCTTCGATCTTGCGCTGCAGCTCCTTTGTGGGTTTTTCCAGGGCTTTTTGAACGGCCTTATCCCGGGAAATCCAAAGCGGCTTTTCTTTCTTGATGTATCGGATGATATCGG